CGGTGATTAAAGTAATAAATATGCGATCGGGACCGGAAATAAATTCCGCAAACCGCTAAGCAAAACAGCTTCGCGACGCCTGATACAAGCATATCATAATAATAGTAGTAAATAGACAACGAGGTGTCACACGAGACCAAACTTAGAGTCGAGTTCCATATAGTACGAGCTTAAGTCAAATCTAACCCTTGTAAGGCCGACTTGCAAAAGTGCGCAATCCACATCGTTTTTGAATTGTTCAAATTCCTGCTTACCATAGAGTGCCATAAAGCGCATCGCATTTTCAAGATTATCATACAACTGATCCACGGGATTGGTTTTATTGGTTACCCAATTAGTCAATTCGTAGATAGTGTTCTTATCCATCAATGGAACGCGGATTAGACCTCTATACATTCCAATTCCTTGCTTCAAAAATCTCAGTTCATTGAGAGGTCGGTAGAGGGCACCATCTGCAGTTTTCTTATCCGCAGGGGTGTACTCAATTCCGTATTCGGCAAAGAATTCACTGACGCTCTTGAAATTAAAAATTTCACGAACATCTTTACTTGTGGCGATTTTATTGTCATCACCATATATTTCGTCTCTTACGTGTTTTCGATAGAGACCAACTTCAATGCGTCCCATTATTACATAGAACGCAACTCGCAAATAGATTGCATTCACGAGAGTGTTAAGCACCGATGTTATTGGATTTCCAGAAGGGTTTCCTTGGTGCTTTTGATAAACCAAGTTCAACACAATTTGATTTGTGTGAATAAGCTCATCAACGATAAGGCGCCGAATAATACGGCATTGTTTTTGGTTAAATCTGTAGAATTTCCCACCAAGCCAAAACTCGATGTGATCAACATACATATCATACCAATCAGATATTGAATCAACAGCCGGCTCGATACACTCAGGTTTCAGTTTTCCATCAAACGTTCCAAAGTCTCCATCGAATCCAGTGTCACCCACTTCTTCCATTCGTCGGCAAAGGCGTTCCCAATCAGCCAGGCAATCAACTCCTACACAGGAGAAAAATTTTCCGGCATCCTTTTGGAAAGCTTCTACAAACTTCAGAAAGAAAATGCGAGTAACAACCGTAAAATCAACAGGTGCAATAGTAAAAAGGCGAGTCTTTCCAGCGGAGATCTTTTCCAAAGGTCGGAGTTCATCTTTTTGCGTATCGATCCATAGTCCAAAAGGTCGTCTACCTTGAGAGTACTTGTCCAGTCGGGCTCTGACGCCTTCAATCAGCGGTGGTAACATTTCCATATTTCCAAACACATCAGCGTCAATAAGCCATTTCTTTCCTTTAGCTCCTTTAGGTTTTTCTATGTTCCATGGGTGTCCAGCACTTGTATTGAGATTAACAGCTGTGCTTCCATCTCCACTTCCATGTAATACGTATTGCATGGAAATTTCATCAGAAACAGGTCCAGGCCAGTCCATAACAAGCTCTTGGGCCATATCCCGCACAGCGAAAGCTAGTTCGCGTTTGGGAAAAGGCTTAGTAGGCTTTCCGTATTTTGAAATTCCAAGTTTCAAAGGGGACTGTCCGCTTAAATTGCGAGGGTCTTTCGGCGATAAAACCGAAGGTTCGCTCACATGTGGGCGGACAAGATCATGAATTAGACTTGGTACAATGTTCGTTTTCATGGGAGCATGTACAGCAAGATGTGGGGCAATAATACCAACACAAGTAAAGTTTCCGTCAGGTGTCACTTTGGGCTCAGTATCCAAGCCTTGAGGAAAATATTCCTCAGGGGGATCTTCAACAGATAAGCCTTTGGTTTGAAATTGAGCAACTAAGCAGTCAATCATCTCTTTAGTTATAAGAGTCGAGTATCCAAGAGTTTTAGTCTTCGATCCAGCAACGTGCATACCACCTATCTTTCCTTTCCATGATGGGTCATGAAAGATAAGCAAACTTCCACAGTCTCCCTCGCGGGTTGGGCCATGAAAATTCCATCCGGTTCTGATATTGAAAAGTTTCCTTTCGCCATTCTTATTGACATCATAGTGAATATCATAAGTTCTGTCGATTGGAGTTACTTTTGCACTCATACCCCAGATGCCAGATTTCTCTGCAACACTGCTGAAACCAACAACACGATGTAAAAGTGTTGCTTCAGACGTTCCAGTTCTTGTAGCGTCAGACTCACTCACGAAGTGGAGCCCTAATTTCCGTTGAATAGGAAAAGCGGGGCCCATCTCATAAGCAGCGATATCAGGCAAACCATCTTCGGATTTTAAACTAACGAGTCGTTCGGGATCAAACAATTCAGTCCACTCAGTATAGCCATTCGAAACGGTAATAAGATCGGATTGAGACATTCCAACAAAGAAATGGTGGGGGCAAAGAAGAATTCTTCCTTCCAATGCAGTAGCCCGCATTGATAAAGCACCTATTCCACTCTTCCTAGATATATCATAAAGATTCCAGGGTAAGCGGGAATGCATCAATTCCATCGCATTCTGATCCGAGCAGCCTTCTGCTTGGATATTGATGTTTCCAACGTGATCAGTAAAAGTTCGACCTTCATGTCTGATAGCGTGGAAACCAGGTTGTCTAGTATGGGCGGTGTTCATAAATTGTTTCTTGAATGAACCCGATGCGGTCATTTCAGGTTTCGCATCTTTCACTTTGAAAATTTTCTTCATGAGAGATACGGCAATCTTATAGGCTCCAACAAGGAGACCTAAACCACAAAGGGCAGCCAAGAGAGGATATTGTAAAAGATAATCGCGAATGTTTTTGCGACATTTTTCAACACACGACATGATCTTGAGCATTTGTAGCTTCGCCGGTTCATAGTATTTGTTACGAGCACAAACACTTTTCTCCAGTTCAGCTTCAGCATGCGCTTGATCAGTCTCATCGAATTGAACGACATGTCCAGGTATTCGGTCCCATGGTAGGGGTTCATTGGGTAGGTAAACGGAATGAGATTGGTCATTAGACTCGTCAAAGTCATCAAAATTAATAAATTCTGGTGCATCTGTTGAGACATCACCAACATCACCTTCAAGCACACGCTTGTTCCGTTTGTGACGTAGAATAAGGGGTATATATTGTTTAGCACGACGAAGTAATTCACGCTGCAGAATGAAATGAGCAGCAATAGATCGACGACACTTCGCAATAAATTCGGGAAACCTTACTGGTTCACCAATTTTCTTGTTGATAACAATGGGATGATATTCCTGGAAAACCAGGTGACCCATCTTCATTGAAACTTCAAGAGGAATGGCAGCAAGGGGTTTTCCTTCATACTCGGGTGCAATAGCAGCTTCCCACAACACATTTCTGCGCCGATAGAAAGCCTCCAAATCATGCACACGAGTGTCGACATTGGGATAGAGGTTGTTAGAGGTGACTAACATCAATGGAGATTCGAACAAATGTCCTTTCTCACTGAGGTCAGCCATAGGCACGCGATAGGCAGTAGCAGATTTGCACTTCATAAAGATGTCTATACTTTCGGATTCATGTTGACTATCAGCGAGAGCTAAAAAGTCATCAATCAAACAGAAAGGTTGAGAAGTGTAACCATCAAAGTGTTTAAGACTTCCATTGATGGCATAGGTTCGGTTCAACATGCGTTGATCGTAGCCTTCAAGTAACATGTTACAGATCATCTGCACGGCAGCAGATTTTCCAATACCAGGTTTACCTTGAAACCACAAAAGCCAAGGATCGGCTCGCATGTCTTTACAGTTCACGGCTTTTTCAGCAATTTCGGCAAGCTCGCGCGCAGTTTTAAGCATAACACTTAAAGCTGAGCGAACATGCGCACCTTGCTTACTCTTAACCGATTGTTCGACTAAGTAAATTCCAATATCTCGAGCATTCAAAGCTCTCATCTGGACAATTTCATCATATTGCAGTTGTTTTCTTCCGTCGACGGTGTCTAATTCGCCAATAGTACGAATCCAAGCACCACAAACATCAGCTAATTGTTCAAACGAGAGAATATCGCGTTCGAGATCAGTTCCATAAAAATACTCAACAATCTTTTGCGCATTCTGTCTAATAAAATCAGTCAGATACGTAAAGGATCGGAGTCCTTGAGACATATTAAAAGCAAGACGATTGATAGAAATAAAAGTCTTGACAGAAGCAGGGGCAACAGTAAGGCCAAGTAATTTGGCAGCAATGGTGACAAAAGCATAAGCATCATTATCATCATTGCCTTGGGGCATAGTGTCATTAGTATGGGCGGGGAGGTATCCTTCAAGATTTAAACCAGGATTAACAAAAGTTGGTCGGCCTACGATTAATTGAGGCGGCACGACAACATTTGCAGCAAGATTTGAAATATATCGGGGGGGAGGATTTCTTTCAGCTTGGATTTCATCAGCAAGACGTGCTGAGATATCCGCAATTTCATCAAATTTTCGATTGACCGAAAATACAACAAAACCAGCTAAAACAGATAACATGAAAATATCAGAATCGATGATGTCAAGAGTGCAAAGGCGTATTACAAGGAAAGCACCAAGAGCACAAATGACCACACCAAAAAGCTTGTAATGCTCACAAACAAAGTCGTAAACATGACGAGCCCATTCTGAAGCTTTTTCAATAATCTTAGAGAAAAGCTTAGCAAGCTGATCATAG